CGATGTTTCTAGAATTAAAGTATTTACAAATAATAATGGTACTGTTGGAACATGGGATTTAGTTAATGATGTAGAATTGGACGAAACTGAAATATTCATTTCAAATACAGCATCGCTATTTCCAGATCAATCTATAGGTATATTTACATCGCAAAGTATTATTGATACATATTGGACAGCACATACATATCAAAATGGCGTAGAAATTACTCCAACTACATTGCAATGGACGACTGCATCAATGAGTAATGCAATGTTAATATCAAGTTCTATTAATATTGCAAATAGTAGTTCAGTACAAGTCGCACAAATCAATGGAGCATATGCTGGAATATTTAAACAAGATGCGTCATATAAAGTTACATTAGATGCAATAGGCACCCGAGTTGCAACTAGTAACAATTTACAACCTAAACTATCAATTTATGTATCTGGTAGTGGGTTTTATCAAGATCCGACTGATTATTTCAATCAGCAATTTCCTACAAAATTTGGAAAACGAATAGGAGAAATAAACACAGTCGGCGATGCTCAGCGATTTGATGATCAAACATTTAGTTTTACAGCAGATTATACAGGTACTGGAGTATTATTGCTTGTAGTAGAAACCGGCGAATGGCAAGTTTCTGATATTCATGTTGTAACTGATAATGATGCAGGCTTTACTCCAGATTATACAAGACTTAAAACGCCAATACAAACTACACATAAAATTGATAATCAAATTTCATTTAAAGTTGAATATTATAATGTAGCAGGAGTTAAAAGCAAACAGATATCTTATGTTTATAATAAAGATTGGGAAGGCGGTAATCGATATATTGATGGAAATTTTTCAATGCTTACTGGTTCATTGTATGTTGCAGATTCATTGAATAGTGGTGTGGCAATTAGTGGATATCCAAATGCTGGCTGGGTTAGATCTTTAGGATATGAAGGATTTGCTGCAGGATTTCCAGGATTCTTGCTTTGGTCAGGTTCGGCATTGCCTGGTAGTTCTGGAACAAAAGGTGGCGTAGCATATAGCGGCGTTGGATTAGAACTTTATGCAAACACTGCAAGTTATTTTAGATATTCAACTACGGATTCTGAAATTGATGTTCGAACAAATAAATTCTTTTTTGGAAACCCTACAACAACATTTATTAGCGGAGCTAATGGTAATATTGAAATATCTTCAAGCGGATTTCATTTAACTGCACAAGGCAATGTAACTGCATCATCATTTCTTGCACAACAAGGAGGTCAAATATTATTTGATTCAAATAATGAATTTGTTGATGGATTAAATATAGGCCGCGTTGTGTATTTTGATCAAACTGAATATTCATATAATATGGCTACCTTGCCAACTACAGCATCTGGAATTACAGGTTCGCATGTTGCAGGTCCATCATTTCAAACATTTATATTACCTGGCGAAACTAATATGCAATTATCATATACATATTATATCAACCGTACCGATGCATCTGCAGGAAATAGAACTTTACAAATATCTGCATTTATTGCAAGTGCAATAACAGGATCAAATACTGGATTAGGATCATATGGAACGTTTAATAATCAAGCTCAATTATTACAACAAACTTCAATTGATACTGTACCTGCATCGAGTCAAAGATCTGGAGCTGATTCAGTTGAAATCAAAGGTTCAGCTAATGGAATAACAAATCGACAAGGTCATTATGTATTAATCCATACGCAAATTGAAGCTTCATCTGTGTCGGGGCTAACAGGAACATTAAAACTAAAAAACTTTGTTTTTAGAACTAGTAGAACTGTTGGAGGCAGTGTTCTTGCACCAACGAATCCGATATCATAATATTTATATAAAACGGAACATAATGGATAAAATAACAGTTTTATTTCCAGGTGGATTTAAACCATTAACGGGAGCACATTTAGCATTAGCACAACGATATGCCGAATCTCCACAAGTAGGTCAAGTAATATTACTTATAGGACCTCAACCTAGAGAAGGTATTACGAGAGAACAAAGCATTGAAATGTTCAACTTGCTTAATGATAATTCAGATATAATAATTCAACCTACAGAATTTAATTCTCCAATATTGGCCGCATACGAGTATTTATTTGCATTACCTACGGATGCTAAAGGTCGTTATGCAATGGCTGCATCTACAAAAGGAGATGATTATGTTAGAGCAAAAACATTTGTACCTAACGTAGACAAATATGCAACAATTGGCGATAAAAAAGGACGTAAAATTCCTATGGGAATTGATGCAACAGAATTAAGTATCGATGTAGATCCAGAAACATATGCAGATGGTACTCCCATATCAGCAACCACAGTGCGTAAAGCAATTGTAGATCGAGATTATGAAACATTTCGAGCATCGTATCCGCAATTCAAAGATGCGTTAGTAAAAAATGCTTGGCAAATTGCAACGGGTTTACAAGAAGCATTATTTACGAAAGATTGGTGGTTAAAACAATTACAAGAAGATGTAGACGAAGTTTTTGGAGCAACAATGAACGCTGCCGAAACTCGAAGACATAAACATAAAATTAACAAGTTAAAAAACTTTTTAGATAAACAAGATGATCATAGTTTTGTATATGATTTTGAAAAATTTCCAAAAACCGTATATGGTGCAAGATTGATGGAGGGAGGTGCTGCAGGACATATGGCACATCCATGGGACGATCATGGTTTAACTTTTAATGATGTTAAAGAAATAATATCTCGCGCATTAGAAGGTCGATTAGATATCGAATCAGCTGTTACTGAAAAAACAGATGGACAAAACATTCAAGTTACTTGGAAAAACGGACAAATTGGATTTGCAAGAAATAAAGGAACTGTTATTAATCCAATGTCAGTTCAAGAAATTCAAGATAAATTTGGAGGAAGAGGTCCAATATCAGATGCATTTGGAAATGCTGCAGAAGATTTAGCAGAAGCATTTAGTCGAGTGCCGCAAGATAAACTTAATCAAATTTTTAAAAACGGGCGCGTATTTGCAAACATGGAAATTATATACCCTGCAACGAGAAATGTTATTGCATATGAAGTTGCGGTATTACAATTTCATAATTTAGTAGAATATGATGAACAAGGCAATCAAATAGAAACTGATTTAACTGGTGGTGCTACATTACAAAGTATTATTCGAGATGCTAATGCACATCTTCAAAAAACGTTTTCATTTATTCCACCACAACAAATCAAAATTGGTAGAATATCTGATTTTGAAGATCAACAAGCTGCATTCTTTAATGAAGTTGCACAATTACAAAATCGATACGGACTAAAAGATACAGACCGTTTAACTGAATATCATCGAGCATGGTGGTCAGACGTTATTAAAACTCAAGCAAATAAAATGAGATATGATATTCCAGAAAATATATTGAATATATTAGTATATCGATGGGCATTTTTTGACAAGTCAGAAAGTATGACAACGCTTAAAAAGCAAATCACAAATCCAGAATTTTTAAATTGGGTTCAAGAATTTGATAAAAATGAATTCAAACGTTATTATAAACAAAATATGGAACCATTTGAGACATTGTTTTTGCGATTAGGTGCAGTTGCATTAAAAAATGCAGAAAATTTCTTAGCAGCAAATCCATCAAAAACGGTTCAAACGATTAAACAAGAAATGGCTGAACTTATTCGAGAACTACAAAATAATCCTAATCCACAGACAGTTGCAAAATTAGAATCAGAACTTAAGCGTATTGAACGATTGGGTGGATTTGATGCCATTGTGCCATCCGAGGGTGTAGTATTTACATATGGCGGAAACACATATAAGTTAACGGGTGCATTTGCGCCGGTGAATCAGATACTAGGAGTATTGAAATACGCACGATGATATATTTATATTAAAATTGGAAAGAATCATGGCTGAAAAACATAAAAGCAAGTACAAAAAACCAGAAAATAAAAAACCAACGTATAGAAAAGATCTTAAAGATTATACGTTAGATGACAAAAAAGGTGGGTTGAATCCTAAATCTACTGGCGAAAAACAAACCAATGTTTTACGTAAAACCGATAAAACAATGCAAGACGATGGTAAATTATATCCAACATATAATGATGATGATCGTCTTTACAAAGATTTAGAAAACGGCGATTATGATCCAAAAACAGCTGCAAAGCGTCTTAAAAAACGACAAGATACAGAAGAAAAAGATGTTGAAGATGTATTGCATGATAAAATCGAAAATCTAACTAGAGAACAGAAAGAAATCTTAGTAAGAGAATATGTTCGAAGAAAAATTGCAAAGGTATTGCGAGAGCAACCGGAACCAGCTGCAGCAGAAGAAGCTCCAGAAGAAACACCTGCACCTGAAGCACCAGCTCCGCCTGCTCCGGGCACACCCGATTTAACAGGAACACAGCCAACTGACACTCCGACACCAGATGCAGGAGCAACACCAGCACCGCCTGCACCTCCTGCAGGAGCAACACCGCCTGCACCAGAAGCACCAGCACCAGATGCTGCGCCAGCTGCGGATACTTCGGTTGATAAAGGAGCTGAAACTAAATTAGATCCAGAAGCACAAGAAGCATTAGCTATTCAAAAATTTGTTGATCATTTGCGCGAAAAAGAAACAGGAAATATTGCAAGACTTAAAACGATTTCAAAAGTAATTAATAACGTATTAAAAGATTCTGAACCAGAAGACTTTAAGAACTTTTTTATGATGTTAAAATCGTTAGCTGTTAAAAAATTGCAACAAGGCAATCCTAAAAAAGATTCTAAATAAAATAAAATAAATAAGTTATGTCAAAAAAGTTACAAAACATTAAAGCTGTTCAACAAATGTTGGACGGTACGCATAAGTTTCAAACTAAAAAAACTGTAGGATTTTCTGATGCAAAAAATAAATCTGAGCATCGAGAAGTAGGCGACGTTTGGGAAGAAACTGATGCAAACGGAAACGTATATGTTATTGAACAGCGAGAAGGATTTCGCATACGCAAAACAAAAAACTCTGATATATTTCAATCTGTAAGAGATGAATTACGTGCATTTCCAAATTGTAGAAAAGATACATGCACATGTGTCGGTACTCATCATTTAGATCAGCAAATGAGAAAGATTCATGGTATGTGTTTTGATTGCGTAATTGAAATGGAACATGAATTAAAAAAAGATGGAAAATATGAAGAGTATGAACGAAATAAAATTCGCGAAAATGCATTAGCATGGCTACGTGATGCGGAACGAGACGTTGAACTTTTAAAACAAGCATATACCGAATCTATGAAGTTTGTTAGTAATAGTGACGGCATTACAGAAACGTGGTAAGCAAAAATGACACCGGAAGAATTTGAAAAAACTGTAAAAAAAGAATGGGAAAAATTCAAAGAAAATTTTATGAAACGTTTAAATGGAGAATCAGATGAAACTAATTAAAAAATATTGGGCAATAGTAGTAGGAGTAATTTTAGCAATTGCTGCTGTTATTTTTGCAAGTGATAAAATTAACAAAAAGAAAGTTACGAAGCTAGATAAAAAACTTGATGATAATAATCAAAAAATTGATCAACTTCAAGGAAAAACTGAAATCATTGAAGAACAACGCATCGAAATAAAACAAGAAATTCAAGAGACTAAAACAGAAATTGAAGATTTGCAAACAGCTAAAGAAGAACTACAAGTTCAAGAAAAACCTGTAGAAGAAGCAAAACAAAACATTTTAAATAAAACGCGTCGAGGGCGTAAATCAAAAAAATAACATGAAACGATTATTAGTTATATTATTATTTCCGGTATTTGCATTAACGCAAACAAAGCCAGATACATGTTTTACTCAACAAGAAATAGTTGATATTTCATATACATTAGATTCATTATATGCACTAGATTCAATCAATAATGCATTGTTAGATAAGTATATTACATTATCAAAACAACATGAAGAATTAATTAAATTAGATTCATTACAATTGCGTTACAAAGATCAACAAATTGCTCTATTGCAAGAAAATGTAGAAATATATATTCGTAGAGAACGTTACCTTAAACCAAAATGGTATGAAGCAAAAGGATTATGGTTCGCTGCAGGAATACTTACAACACTAGGCTCTGGAATATTAATTAATGAAATCTTAAAATAATATGTCACAAAATATAAAACAGATTATTCAACAACAGTACACAATGTGTGCTAAAGATCCTGTTTTTTTCATGCGACAATATTGTTATATTCAGCATCCAAAACGCGGTAAAATTAAATTTAATTTATATCCATTTCAGGAAAATTCATTAACAGAATTAAGAGACAATCGTTACAATGTAATATTAAAGTCTCGGCAATTGGGTATATCTACTTTGTCAGCTGGCTTTGCTCTATGGAGTATGCTATTCAAAGAAGATTTTAACGTACTTGTTATTGCAACAACTCAAGAAGTAGCAAAAAACTTAGTAACAAAAGTACGGGTAATGCATGACAATTTACCTAGTTGGTTGAAAGGAAATATTGAAGCAGATAATAAACTTTCTTTAAAATTTAAAAATGGTTCACAAATCAAAGCTGTATCTTCTGCAACCACAGGAGCACGTTCAGAAGCATTATCATTGCTAATTATAGATGAAGCTGCATTCATTAGAAACATTGAAGAAATTTGGATTGCATCGCAAGCAACATTATCAACAGGTGGTGGAGCTATCGTATTATCTACACCAAATGGTGTCGGTAATTGGTTTCATTCAGTGTGGTCAGAAGCTGAGCAAGAAATTAACGGATTTCATACAATTAAATTGCATTGGACCGTTCACCCAGATCGAGATCAGCAATGGCGCGATGAACAAACTCAATTATTAGGAGAACGAGGCGCTGCACAAGAATGTGATTGTGACTTTATTTCATCTGGTCACACTGTAGTAGATGGGGCTATACTGATGGATTATGAAAATAAATGCAGTGAGCCAATTGAACGTAGAGGTTTTGATAACGCATATTGGATTTGGGAATATCCGAACTATGAAAAAAATTATATAGTAGTAGCTGACGTTGCCCGAGGTGATGGCGCCGACTGGTCTACTTTTCATGTTATCGATGTTGAAAATATATCACAAGTAGCTGAATATAAAGGTAAATTGCCGCCAAAAGATTTCGGCAACATGCTTGTATCAGTTGCAACAGAATGGAATAATGCATTACTAGCAATTGAAAATGCTAATATTGGATGGGCTGCTATTCAACCCGCATTAGACCGCGGATATGAAAATTTATTTTATACATATAAAGATGACGGATATGTTGATATAGATGTACAACTAAAAAAGGGGTACGATATGAAAGATAAAACTCAAATGGTTCCTGGAGTATCTACAACCTCACGTACTCGTCCATTAATGATATCAGCATTAGAAATGTATATGCGAGAACGAACTCCAGTTATTCGTTCTAAACGATTGATACAAGAATTATTTGTGTTTGTTTGGTTAAATGGCAAAGCACAAGCTCAAGGTGGATATAATGATGACCTTGTTATGTCTTTTTGTATTGGATTATGGTTACGAGATACGTCGCTTAAATTACGACAACAAGGAATTGAATTGCATAAACGTGCACTCTCACAATTCACAAAAACTTCAGAATCAGTTATTTTCACAGGTAAACCATCACCGAATGCAGATGGATGGCAATGGAACAACGGCCGAGATAACGAAAATTTAACCTGGCTTCTGTAACAAGTTATATTTATATTTAAATAAGATATTATTATGCCGACACTAAGAAAACGCTTACAAAATCTATTTGCTACGAATGTGGTAGTTCGAGCTTATGGTAAAGATAAACTTCGAGTAGTAGATACAAACCGACTCCAAGGTGTCGGTAATTTAAATCAAACCAAAGTTGCAGATAGATATACTAGAATGCATGGTGCAAATAAGCACATGGTTGGAGGTATGGGTGGTTATGATTCTAACTACTACATGCACCAAAATCGTATGCAGCTTTATGCTGACTACGAAATGATGGATCGAGATCCTATTATTAGTTCGGCACTTGATATATATTCGGATGAATCAACATTAGCTGATCAATTCGGAGATATCTTAACGATAAAAACAGATAAATCAAACGTACAAAAAATACTTTATAATTTATTTTATGATGTTTTGAATATAGAATTCAATTTATGGACATGGATTCGAAACATGGTAAAATATGGAGATTTCTTTTTGAAATTAGATATTGCAGAAGAAATTGGAGTATTAAATGTTCGACCATTATCTGCATATGAAGTAGAACGATTTGAAGAATATGATGAAGCAACGGGCGAATATAAAATTCAATTTCGTCATGTTGGTAGTCCTAATATTACATATGATGTGTTTGAAATGGCACATTTCCGAATGTTATCAGATTCCAACTTTTTACCATATGGTAGATCAATGTTAGAAGGAGCTCGTAAAGAATTTCAAAAATTAATGATGATGGAAGATGCGATGTTAATTCATCGTATCATGCGCGCCCCGGAAAAACGTATATTTAAAATTGATATTGGTAACATTCCACCGAATGAAGTTGATTCATTTATGGAAACGATTATTAATAAAATGAGAAAAATTCCTCATATTGATCAACAAACTGGTAATTACAATTTAAAATTTAATCTTAACAATATGTTAGAAGATTATTATTTACCTGTTCGAGGTGGTAATTCTACAACATCAATTGATACATTACCAGGTATGACTTTTACCGGAATGGATGACATTAATTATGTTAAAGATAAAATGATGGCAGCGTTAAAAATTCCAAAAGCATTTTTAGGATATGAAGAAGGCGTAGAAGGAAAAACAACATTAGCTGCAATGGATATTCGTTTTGCTAGAACAATCGAAAGAATTCAAAGAATTGCAATTTCTGAATTAACTAAAATTGCAATTGTACATTTATATGCTCAAGGATTTGAAGGCGAAGATTTGGTTAGTTTTCAATTGGAACTAACAGCTCCATCAATTATTTATGATCAACAAAAAGTTGCATTAATGACTGAAAAAATGACATTAGCAACAGCCATGAAAGATTCAAAACTTGTTTCAGATAGATACATTTATGAATACATATTTAATATGTCTGAAGAACAATGGCTTCAAGAACGAAGCGATGTTGTAGAAGATTTAAAATTAAGATTCCGTCAAAATCAAATTGAACAAGAAGGAAATGATCCTGCAGTTACCGGAGTGTCGTATGGAACTCCTCACGATTTAGCATCAATTCATATGTCATCTAGCGAAGTAGAAGAAAAAGATAAAGGTGGCAGACCAAAAGAAGGAATTAAGTCCGGACAACATAAAAATGCATTTGGGTGGGATCCTACCGGTAGAAAAGAATTAAAACAAGCATTTAATCCACAAAATCAACAAACAACGTTTCAAGCAGATACGCGATGGAATCGAAATAATCGTCCAGTATCTGCAGAAGGCCATGATATATTAAAACATTTGAAGATAAAGAATAAAGGCGCGTCTATAATTACAGAATCATTAAAACCAAAAGAAACACAAGATGATTCAGATAAAAACACAATGTTAGACGAAAACAACATTTTATAAAAAGATACATATTTATATAAAATAAAAAAAATGATTGGATAAACATGAAGAAATTAAAACATTCAAAATATAAGAATACCGGAATTCTTTTTGAAATGTTAGTTAGAAAATTAACTTCAGAAACGTTATCATCAAACAAAACTGTTACTGTTGATATTATTAAAAAATATTTCGGCAAAAATACAGAATTAGCAAAAGAATTGTATTTATATAATTCATTGATGAAAGAACAATTTAAAAGTGAAGCACATGCGTTAGATTATATTCGTACGGTAAAAGCTGCTCATGATAAATTAAATCAATCCGTATTAAAACGGCAACGATATAATTTAGTTAAAGAAATTTCTGAAAAATTTGTATTTGACGATTTAGCCAAAATACATATTTCAAACTATAAAGCATTAGCATCAATTAATATGATATTTGAACATGCTGAAACAGATAATCCAAGACAAATATCAGCATGTAAAAGTGTAATTGTTGAACATGTTATGATGCCACCAAAGCAATCGCACGTTAAAGATTCATTAACTGAAGTATTCGAATCTCAACCAAAAGACATTCGATTATTAACATATAAATTGCTTGTTGATAAATTCAATACAAAATATTCTTCTACATTAGATGAATCACAAAAACAACTTTTAAATAAGTATATTACAAATGTAAACGATACAGTTGCATTGCGAGAGTATGTAGAAAAAATTATTCCTAAAATCAAAGCGGATTTGTCAGAGCAAGCGAATCAAATATCAGATAAAGCTACAAAAATTAAAGTAAAAAAACTTTCAGAAATGTTATGTACTGTAGAAAATATGAAATCAATTAAAGAATCTCATGTACTTTCATTGTTGCGTTATTTTGATTTAATTAGAGAATTAAAAGGAATTCATTAATGAAATCGTTTTTAAAACAAATTGAAGAAAAATTCATTGTGATAGAGTCTGCAGATTATTGTGATGCGTGCGATCGTCCCATGGATCAATGTATTTGTAAAAGCGAAGAGATTGATGAAATTTCTGCTACTGGGGGTGTAGCTGGATATAACATTCCTGCAGCATTTGCAGCTCCAGGTAAATGGCGAAATAAAAATAAAACATATGAATCTGTAAATAAACCAGCTGATTGGACTTTGGGTTCTTATCAAAAACCAGAAGACGAAGAAGAAGAATATACTGATAAATTTCCTTTTGCAGAAAATGATGGTATTTGGCAACATAAAAATTATGAATATCCGTCAAAAGATTTAACCGACACACCTGGAACTGCTAATAAAAAAGACAAAACTAAAAAAATCAAACATAATATTGATGAAATGTTAGATTCTAAATATGAACAACTTATTGAATCGTATCGTTCATATGCAACTGGGGATGCAAAATCAACTCCCGAGCAGAAAATAAAACATACGATTAAAGAAGTAGCACGACAATTACAAGAAATTGAAAAAACCGTAAATTATGCATCTAGATTA